ACCGGATGTCTTAAACTCTTTAAGTTGTTCTTCAGGTTTACGTAAGGTCTTCTGAATACTTTCAGTTTCTTTAAACCCAGTAATAGTTGTACCTTTTACACTAAGTCCACTACCTTCTCGACCTGCGCCTAGCGGATCGATGATATCAGCAACATACTTGCCAATTTTACGTGTTTTGGTATTAAACACCCAAAGCTCGTTAGCTTTGATAATATCTTCTGGATTGATACTAGCTAATTGATACTTGTCATCAGTCTTAGCATATTTCATCTTAGCAACAAGTTTATCTGCACTGTACACTTTACGCTTACGAGGCTTACGTGTTGCTTTACTAGATTCAATAATAACATCACATGCGCCTACTAGTCGATCTAATGCTGCAATAAACTTCTTAGCATCAGCTTTGTTAACATGTGCATATGCTTCTTGCAATTGTGCTGCATGATCGTGATCCATTTCAGTTGCCTTCTTAGACAACTTAGTCGGTGAAACATATTCTTTCATTTCATCAAGTTCGGGCTGATACATCGATGCTATCATCCTTGCATGAGCTTGAGTAATTTTCATTACTGCAAAATGTCTTGCAAAGTCAAACTTCTTTGGATCAAACTTCTTTGGATCGTCACAAAAGTCGTCCAACCACAGGTCAAACTTTTCACACGCTGCAACAGACTGCTCTCGAATACGTTCTTGAATAGTAAGAACACGCACATTGCTTTTTGCTTTTTCTTCAGCTACCTTTTCTTCAATTTTGTCTTTGCCTTGTTCAATAGCATTATAGATTCTTTTTTCTAAAAATTCAATTGATGATTTTAAATGCCCACTTGTACCAGCTAATGATAACCAATGTTCTGCTTCTACAGTACAATCCCTAGGTGCGCCAAGCATGTCCATCCTAGCAACAATAGCAGCCGTAACACTTAATGCTGATTTAGGAGCATTTTTTGCCCACTTAATCTGTTCTTCAGTATACGTACCTTGAGTTTTCATCCATTCGTAAACATACCCATACAAATCGTCAGGTTTGAAGTTTTCGTAGTACCAAGTTGAAGTGTGTCTACGAAACTTATGAACTTCTTCACCAGTCCATTCTTCGTATCCTTCCCAACTAGGTTCCTTTAGCTTTGCTCCACGCATAATGCGAGGTGCCGAACGAACGGTTTTCTTTTTAGGTTTAGCTGCTGCTTTGTTAGCCCTGGCCATTTTCTGCTCCTGTATATCCTGTAGAAAAATTAACTATACGCTGATATATATCATTTGTCAAGAGATTTTTTCTCTTTACGATTTAATTGTGTCCATCAACGGAAAGATTTCTGCGATTACTTTAGCACAAGCATGGGCAATTTCCATGTGTTCTTTTTGAGTGCCATTGGCTCCACGTAGGTCAATATAATGTACCCAACTACGAATACTACCTTGCATGTATAGTGTTGACTTTGTAAGACCTTCTGGCAAAACTTTACGTGCTTGTTCTTTAGCAATACCTTTTTTAATAGCCCAATCGTATTCTTTTTTTGCTAGATGGGCAATACGCATTTGTGCATGTAGCCAATCAAGTTGAAGTTTTTCATCCTCAACGTCAACTGAGTTTTGTCTATTTTTAGGATCTTGCAAACGAGCTTCACTATACTCAAACATATCGCCTTGTTCTTCAGGGTTAGCATAACGTTGGCTAAATTCTTGAAACGCAAAACTACGATGTCGAACAACTTGATGTGCAATGTCACGTGTTGTTTTAATCTCAAGTGTAGCATTAACCATTTCAAGTGGTGACCAGTGTTGATGTTTAATCAAATACTTAATTAATCGTTCGCTTGTATCGTTGTTAATCTGTGCTGTAGGGTTTGAAACCTTTGCACAAAATGCAATGAGTTCCTGTAGATCTGTTAAACCTTCTGCTTCAAAATCATCCGTCGCTTTTGAATAGCATACTAGACGTACTGCTGTCATTTACTTTTCCTTTATGTGTAGATAAAATGTAGGGCGCAAAGGCCCTACACGTTTATGGGTGGTTACTGTCCTAATGCTGTATCTTTCCGTGCATTTTTTGTGTCAGTAATTTCTTTTCTAATTTCTTTAGCTGCCTTAGTGATTTCTTGTAGTGCCTTGCGAGCTCTTGTACCAGCTGCGCCGTTGCCTGCTTCAAATTTTACGTTCTCTTCCAAAAACGCCTCAAAGTTTGTTTTGAGGTTTTCTAAATTACTCATACTATTTTTCCTTTTAAAATGCGGCATTCGTTTGCTGCATGTTCTATTATATAAGCCTAGACTGTGTTTGTCAAGCATTAAAGTGGTTAAATACGTATATAATGAATGATTTTACTTTAATACCGTTTCACAATATTGTTAAGTTTGGGCAAAAGACCATGCTTGACCAGCCATTGTTTAATGTTAGCTGGATATTAGGCCGCTTTTGTAATTACAGTTGTAGCTACTGTTGGCCGTATGCAAACACAAATGTACCGGATCATCAGGAGTTTGAAATATATACTAATGCGCTTGATGAGATAAAACGTCAGGCTAGAGATAATGGCTTTACAGAATTCCACTTTAGCTTTAGTGGTGGTGAGCCTACTGCGTATAAGAAGTTTGGTGATTTAATAGAACACTATGCCAACGATGATGATGCTAAGTATCTAAGTTTGCATCTAACAACGAATTTAAGTCCAGGTAGTAAATGGTGGAACAGATTTATTGATGCTACACAGCATTTACACCGTCGAAGTATTACTGCAAGTTATCATGCAGAGTTTGCTAATGAACAAGAGTTTGGAGATAAATGTCTTCAGCTTATGAAAGGAGGAGTTTATGTTACGATCAATCAAGTTATGGTTCCTGAAATGTTTGAGGAACTTTACGAACGCCTGGAACGATTTGCCACCAGAGGTATCAATGTCACTCTCAAACCCCAATCTGACCCCACCGCATCTTTCGTTGTACATGGATACACTGAAGAACAAATCACAAGAATGCAAAGAGGATTCCCACAGCACTGGAAAGAAAAAGAAGTAATGCAAATGTACATGGAAGATGCCAAAGGCAACGACTATGGGTTGGACCAAGCTGAACGCATGAACGCTTTTGGATTTAATAAATTTAAAGATTGGACATGTAACGCAGGATATCAAAGCTGCATTATAAGCGGTGATACTGTCAAGAGAGCATATAGTTGTAGCGATAAACCATTAGGTACGCTACAGGGCGGTTTTACGCTGTTTAAGACACCAACTAAGTGTATTACCGATACATGTGTAAGTAGTGCAGACAGTAAGATACCAAAGGTAAAGTAATGAAGATTGATATTCAAGATATAAAGTTTTGGATGGACGCTATTCGCAACAGCGAAGATAGAGACCGTACACTTGAAAGTTTTTGGGGAGGCCAGTTAAAATCAAAAACTTGGTTAATTGAAACTTTAGAAAAGTCTAATCATGTTGCCAATGCTGAAGTAGTTATATTTGGTGGATGGAATGGAGTGTTAGCTAACATGCTGTTTAATAGTAGCATAGGGTTTAAACATATTACAAGTGTAGACATTGATCCTGTATGCGAAACCGTTGCATTGACAATTAACAAACGTCAAGAAATGGAAGGACGTTTTATAGCAGTAACATCAGATATGTGTGATTACGAATATACAAATAAACCTTATTTTGTTATTAATACAAGTTGCGAACATATTAGTCAACAACAATATAATAAATGGTTAAGTAATGTTCCAGAAGGCTCGAAGATAATATTACAATCAAATAACTATTTTGACCTTGAAGAACATGTTAACTGTAGTGCATCATTAGAAGAATTTGCAAGAAAGTCTAAGTTAAAAGTATTACACTCAGCTGAATTAGAATTACCTAAGTACAAAAGATTTATGATTATAGGAAACCTTTAATGTTTGACTTTAATGATCTAAAAACTATTCACATTGAGCTAACAACAAACTGTCAAGCAAAATGTCCAATGTGTTCAAGAAACATACACAGCGGAGTAGAAAATCCGCTATTACGAATAGTACAATGGACATTGGACGATTTTAAAACTATTATTAACAAAGAAGTACTAGACACAATTAACCGTGCGTACTTCTGTGGTAACTTTGGCGATCCATTACTAAATGACAGTCTTATTGATATGTGCAGATATGTAAAGGACACCAGTCCTAAGACAGCAATAGGTATACATACAAACGGTAGTTTAAGGAATGCAAAATGGTGGTCAGATCTAGCAAAAGCATTACCAGAAGACCATTGCGTTTACTTTGCTCTTGACGGACTAGAAGACACTCATAAATTATATAGAGTTGGCACAGATTGGAATCGTATTATTGAAAATGCAAAAACATTTATTGCAGCCGGAGGCCGTGCTAACTGGACATATATCAAATTCAAACACAACGAGCACCAAGTTGATAAATGTAGACAAATTGCAAAAGATTTAGGCTTCCAAGATTTCACAGTTAAAAACACATCAAGATTTTTAGTTGAGCCTAAGTATGATGTATGGGATAAAAATAAAATTCCACTGTAT